AGACCCCAAAAAGAAAGATGGCGTCATCACGAACATTTTTTCATTTGACCTGAAATGGATGAAGGATAAACTGTTGCTTGTTGAAAGTTGGGATGATTATGTAAGGATTCTTCGTGACACACATCAAAAAGTGGGAAGAGAGTATAACCTGATATTTGAACATTGGTTTATGGTTTATATGGACGCACAGAAGATGCTTCCTGCCAGTTTCTTCTTCTCCCTTGATGCAAAGAAAAACGTCATCAAGAATAGAAATATGTTCGACTTGGGTGAACAAGAGTCGAAGTGCAGAAGACTTCTTTCTGAAACCATAGACGGCAAAGCTGTGGAGTTTATGGTTTATATGTCAAACGACCTTTATACGACGAAAATCGAGTATAAGGTTCGTGATAAGGTGGAAGGTGAGGATTACAGTCAAACATTCTTCTATTTCAGGGATGGAAGAATAAAATGTAAGAACTGGAATGATGCAGATACGCCAGAAGATTGGAAAAATGAGGAAAAGAAGGATAGTGAAGAACCAACACTAGATGATGAAATTCACGTTTCCTTTGCTGATGGATGCAAGATAGAAATTCTTGGTGACACAAAAGATGATTATCGTGTTCGATTCATCGACAAGGATACACAGATGATTATTCATCAGGGGGTCATCAAGCCGAACCATTGGATTTCACCTTCTCCACGATATTATGTCAATTGGAGAATTGAAATTGACAGAAATGACAAACCTTGGGCAGAGTATGAACTCGACCTTGAAAACAGTCGGGTGGTTGTTCATCTTGACAGTAAGGCTCTTGGTGATACTATTGCTTGGTTCCCATATGTGCAGGAGTTCAAGGAGAAGCATAACTGCAAACACTTCTATGTTTCGACATTCTGGAATAAACTGTTCAAGCCTGAATATCCAGACTTGAGATTTGTTGACCCCGGCACATTCGGTGGAGAAGTCTTCTATAGTGTCGGATGTCGTGACAATGACTATAACTGTAACAAGAACAATTGGAGACTTATTCCTCTCCAACAGGTTGCGACAGACTATCTTGGTCTGGAATTTCACGAAGTTCGTCCAAGAATACATGTAACGGAACCGGATGCGGTTCCTGAAAGACCGTATGTTGCTATTTCCGAACATTCCACTCTTCTCTGCAAGAGATGGCATTATCCCCATGCATGGGAGAGAATTATAGAATACATCAAGAGTAAGGGTTTGGACGTGATGGTTGTCAGCAGGGAAAAGACCAATCTCAAGGGTATCATCGACAAGACCGACTCGACTATCAACCAGACCATCAACAACATTTATCATTCCAAGTTCTTCATCGGAGTAGGTTCAGGCTTGTCTTGGTTGGCTTGGGCATTGAACAAGCCCGTCATCCTGATTTCCGGCTTCTCTGATCCCATTTCTGAAATGACCGATTGTATCCGCATCACCCCACCGGAAGGTGTTTGCCACGGTTGTTATAATGACATCAAGCACGTCTATGACCGTGGAAACTGGATGTGGTGCCCAAGGAACAAGAAGTTCGAGTGTTCACGAATGATAAAACCGGAAGTTGTGATGAAAGAAATAGATAAACTTTTGTCCTGATTATTATAAATATATCGAGAAAGGAGTGTGATGTTGTAACTTCCTACGGGAGAAAACGATATAAATGAAATTTCACGGCATAGATTCGCAGGGTGTTTTCTATGATGAGAGGGTGACTTCCCTTCCCCCTTGGTTACCAGAATACGAAGGGCGAATAGTATACAATATGGCGGATGATACCATCTATTTTGCCTCTTCTACAGGATGGGAAACACTCTGGTCTAATCTTTCTATATTCAAATATATTTTGGTAGGAACAAGTGTAATTGAAGCCAATACAACAGCGGATTCATTTAGAATCGAGGCTGGTAATGGCATTTATATAGAAGCAGACCCTCTAACAAAAAAGATTATAATTTCTCTTGCTGGTCCTTCTTCTGAAGGAACATATCTACATACACAATCGACGCCTGCGACGGCTTGGTATGTCAATCATAATCTGAATAATAAGTATGCTGCAGTTTCAGTATTCAACGAGTCTGACCAGAGAATTATTCCTAATACTATAACTTTTATTGATGCAAGCAATCTTCTCATCACTTTTAGCGATCCACAGGCAGGAAAGGCTCGTATCATTTGTGGTGTAATGAGAAATGGTGTTGAATATAGCGGATATACTTATTCTCAACTTTCTGCATCAACTACTTGGAATATTCCGCATAATCTCAATCAGATTTATACTATTTTTTCATTTATCAACGAAAGTGATCAATTCATCATTCCAGACAGTATAACATTTACAGATGCAAACAATATGGTAGCAACCTTTTCTGATGCACAGTCTGGTCGTGCTCGTATTGTCTGTGCTATCGACAAGAATCCATCAGAACTTGGCTCGTATACTCATATACAGGCGGTTGATTCTACCACTTGGAATGTCACACATAATTTGAACAATAAATATGCAGCCGTTACCGTCATTGATGATACTGGATATGTTATCATTCCAGATGGTATATCATTTACAGATGCAAATAATCTGACTATTACTTTGTCTGATGCTATCTCTGGATACGCCAGAGTTATTTCATAAGGATGTGTTTATATGGCTTGGAAAGATTTCTTTTTACCAAAGACAGGAAGACAGGAAAAGATTGATGAGTCGATGAAGGTGTTTGCCGGGAAGGGTGACGATGCTCTTACCGATCTTCAACGTGCTGCGGTTCGTGGTGAAGGTGTTGATGACCTGTTGATGATTACGGGTTATGGAAACCTTGGTCTTGGAACCTTTTCAAATTTCTATAACCGATATATCAGTCAGATATTCGAAAGTGAGGTTCAGAAGATATTCGAGTATCGTAAGATGGCTGAATATCCAGAGATTGCGGATGTTATCGAAGATGCGGTCAATGAGTCTACGCAGCAGGACGCAGAGGGAAGAGTTTTCTCACTTGAAATCACGGATAGAAAGTTATCAGAGAGTAAAAACGCAGTCAAAAATTTGTATAGAGAATTTGACGAGCTGTTTTACAATAGACTTGCTATCAATGAAAAGATTGATGACTTGTTGAGAACCTACTATGTGGATGGTAGGGTATACTTTGAAAGAGTCATCAACAAGAATAGACCCAGCTATGGTATCGTGGCTATCAAGAGACTGCCATCGGAGTCTATGGATTTTTCATATGATCCCCGTGATGGTCACATTCTGAATTTCTATCAGTATCTTGTTCCGAACACGAAAAGACCTCTCAATCGTGCAGAGGCGGAAAAGAACAACAAGATAATCATCTTTGAACCCGAACAAATCAGTTATATCAACTACGGTATATATGGAAGAACCAAGGCAGAGATTTTTGGTTATCTCGAAAAAGCAAGAGTTCCATATAACCAGTTGAAACTTCTGGAAACCTCCGTTATCATCTATCGTATTGTCAGGGCGCCCGAGCGATTTGTTTTCAAAATTGATACGGGAAATATGCCTAAAGACAAGGCTATGAAGTTCGTTGAAAAGATTAAGACGAAATTTATCAAGAAGCAGACATACGATCCGACTACGGGCGCCCTGACACACGAACCAGAGGTTCTTTCCATCCTTGAGAACTTCTTCCTTCCACAGTCTGCGGATGGTAGAGGTTCTTCGATTGAAACTGTTGGTGGAAATCCCGCTGGATTTACAGAGCTGGACGACATTTACTACTTCGCACGAAAATTGTTCCGTGCGTTGAAATATCCCGCATCCCGTGTCACCGCAGGACAGGAAAAGGGTGACGCAGAAATCGTCATCGGTGGTGCACATACGGGAGAAATCAGTAGAGATGAAGTGAAGTGGGCCAAGTTCCTTGAGAAACATCAGGTGAGGTTCTGTAATGAGTTTCGTGACCTGTTCCTTCTTCACCTTGAGTTCAAGGGATTGAAGCAACAGTATGGACTTACCAAGGATTCTTTCAAATTGAACATGGTTGCGCCTTCTCACTACAAGGAATCTATGGAACAGGGATTCATCGAGGCAAGGTTCAATAATTACAATGCACTTGCAAATAATCCAGAGTTTTCTAAATACTATCTGATAAAGAGATATCTACGATGGACAGACGAGGAAATCGAAGCGAACATAAAGGGATTTGAAAAGGACGCTCTTCTTGTGAATCCGAATGCAGAGGGTGCAGGCGGAGAAATGGGTGGAGAAATGGGCGGTGATATGGAAGGAATGGAGGAAATGGGCGGTGAAATGCCACCTGAAGAGGAAGCAACTGAAGAACTTCCAGAACCGGAGTTAGTAGACTGATGAAGATAAGAGAACATCTATTAAACACTAAAGATAAATTTTTAGATGAACTTTTTGAGGCGGCCAAGGTTAAACCTGCTGGAACAAAAAGCGATGGTGGGGGAAATCCTTCTGCGAAGAAATCTCCACAACAGAAACAAATAGGAAAGAAACAACCGAGTAAGGAAACAATTGAGTGGTGGAACACTCATAGTGAGGAAAAACAGAGGGAACATGTTCAGAAATATAAAGATGGTGAGATAGCACAACTTGTCAAGTCTGGTGTTCTTCAGTATGGAAAAAAGTTTGGTGGTGGTCAGTCGGGTGAATCGGATGAAATTGACGTTCATGGTGAACATGCAAAGCTGATCGGTAATAAAGATTTTACAAATATTGTAACATCGCCACACGACGATAAAGTAAAAGAAGCACATTTTGATAATCTACTAAAAAGTCTGAATACAAAGCCGGACGAAAAGAAGGCTTTGCTTGATAAGATTAGGGCCAGTTATAACAAAAAAGCGCCGAAGTGGATGAAGAATGTTTTTCAGAAACATTATAAGGTAAGTCAGTCTGGTCAAGAAATAAAACCGGAAGAAAAGAAAAAACCAGAAATAAAGGTAGAAACAGAAGATATTATTAAACATATCAAAAATATTGTTGATAAATCACCCCTTATCAGGGATGGCGGCGATGCTGGTAAGAAAGTAAAAGGTGTCTATGATAACTTGATAAAAGACTTAAAAGAACTTGATGGATTGAAGGGCAAAGAAAAGAAAGAAAAAGCAGAAAGAATCAAAGAAACATATAAGCTGAGAGTTGGTTCCGATGGTGTATTGAACATTGATTCGATTCAAGATTTAGGGTTTGGAAAGATTAGCCATAGTGGTAAAAAGTTAATTGGTTCTGGTGCAAATGCGAGAGCAATTATTAATCAATTTGAGGATATTGGTGTTTCGTTGACACCGACAGTGGTAGAAAAGGATGCATCGAAGGTCTTGAGCGCTGCATCTAAACCAAACTTGGGAATGAAAGGTATCGACCATAAAGAAAGCACCTATGTTGCAGAAATTTTCTCCGAAGGTCCCCTTGCAGACTTGGATGATGGATTTAAGAAGGTTTATTTACCAACAGACGCGAATGGAAAACCAATTGATAACAAAAAAGGAAAGAATGCACAGGAATATTTCAGACATTCTGTTTTCAACAATAAAGCGTTAGATAGAACAATCGCTGATGTTGAGAAATTGGTAAAAGAGGGAAAGATAAAGAAAGAATTTCTTTCAGAGTTGAAGGCACATAAAGAGAGAATGATAGAACTTGCAGACAGTAACGATGTTCCGTCGAAAAGTATGTCAGAAAAGGTTGGCAATTCCTATGCTACTTTGGCATGTAAACTGTCTGAAATTGATAAAAAGTCAGCAGATTCGATTATGAAGAATTTTGCTGAAATGGCGCTGTATGATACTGAAATCGCCAGAGGGGATGAATGTTATCTACCATCACACGGCTCCTTCCCATCTGGTGATAAAATAAGAATTACCAGAAGCGGAACAAAGATAACGAAAATTCAGTCTATTAGTGTCAAGTACGGTTCTTCTGGCGAGTTTAATTCTTATGGATTTCCTGGCGAAGCATCAAAATACACTCTATACCATCCAGATAAAAAGAAGAGATATCTGATTCATTCTGTGCCAGGTACAAAGGGATATGCTATTGGCGTAAAAGATTCAATTATTGATGACAAGAAAGAATTTGATTCAATAATGAAAAATTCCGGTGGTATACATAAAACAATCAAGGATATGGATGGTTTCTATAAGATGCTTGTTGAATACAAAATGAAGACAGAAGCAGCTATTGCAAAGTCTAGTGCCTTGGGAGCATCAGAAAAAGAAAGAGAAGCATTGGATAAGGAATATGCGGAAAAATTGAAAAAGTTTGTTGATTATGATTCCTTGGTTGATATGGTTGGTCAGGATAACGCAAAAGTAATGATAAATAAGGGTCCAAACTGCTTTATGTCAGCTGTAACATTCTCTCACGTTCTTGTATCATCCAAGGGGTTGCCAATGCTTGTGCATAATCATCAGGAGTATGTAGATGGGCAATATCGTTCTGAAATAGATACAGCAGAGGACGGGACAGACAAGTTGAAACTGTGGAAACTGGATTGGAGGCCATATGGAGCAAGGATTCAGGGATTGAACGCGGGGTTTAATTCACGAAGAAAGAATATGTGGACTTCAAAACAGATTAAACAGGAGATTGCTCGAAGAGAAGGGGACAACAAGGCAGGGGAAAAGAAGAAGGTTAAGAAAGAGGGTTATGTTTACCGATGGATAGAGAATGTTGATGTTTTGGTGGAAAATTACTTGGAGTAACATAAATAATATAAGGATTATCTGAAGTGAGAATAAATGATATTGTAGAAAATTACATATCAAAAAGAATAAAGAAGGATGCGCAAATAGAGGCATTCAATAAACAGATTCAATCTGCTCAAAAGGAAAAACAAAGAGCAGAAACGAAAGATGAAAAAGATGTTATCAGGAAAAGGATTGATTCACTTCAGAGTAAAAAAAAGACATATCTAATAAATAAGAGAAAGAACAAGGATTTGAATAGGATTACAGAGGCAGCGGAAGACACGACTCTTGAACGATACAGGAAGGAAATAGAAAATGAAAAGAAGTCGTCCAAAAGACGAATACAAATGACGGATGACCCTTTACAGAAAGAGAAAATAAAAGACGCTGCTGAAAAGAAAATACGGGACAGGGAGAAGAAAATAGAAACTCTCAAGAATAAAAAGATTATAACTCCACTTCCATATAAGAAGCCGGAGAAGAAAAATCTTATGAGAGGCAAGCCAGAGGCTACTATAAAAGGAGAAGGTGTTATGATTGACGAGAAGGAAATTAAAGCGGCATTGGATGCCTTTGAGAATGATGATTTCATTACTGCAAAGGAAAAGCTGAAAACTCAGATTGTGCAGGCCAAGAATGATTACTTGAAGAACAAACTGGGTTTGAGTGGCGATTTGTCGAAAGATGAAAAGAATTGACGAAATAGTGTCGAGATACTTGACAGAATTTGGTTCTATTCATCCTGCTGCAGACCCTACGAGCAAGGCTCACAAGGAAGGATATAGACCGAAAGAGGCAGAGGGCGCTGAGAAGCACAATGCCAGTATTTCATCGTTGAGAAACAAGGGGTATGAAAAACATACCAAACAGGAAAGGAATGGTTACACGACTATGATAAACCGTAAGGATAAAATGCGAAGAGCATGGGTTCATCATAGGACAGGAAAAATAGAATACGAAAACGTAGATTGATTGGAGGAACGAAAATGAGTGTTGACAAGAAAATCGAGAAGTATCTGAAAGAGGCGGAAGTTTTCGCAGAACCAGATCCACAGGAATTTGCTGGCGGGCAGAAGACATATGATGTTCCCGGTGGCGGTATTCCGGGCACATATGACCCCACGAAGGACACATCTTCCTTTGGAACGGGATTGAAGAGACTTGCTTACTATCTTGGTATGGCAAATACTCCCGTGAAGTTTATGAAGGCGATGGACTTGGCAAATGCACTTGTCAAGAGATATCCACAGAACCTTCGTATTATTCAGGTTCTTGACGTTATCAAGAGAACGCCTATCAAGGTTGCGAGGGGGCCGCAAGACGGTAACGCATAACAGAGGTGAACAATATGAAGCTGATTACAGAACTTTCCCACGATGTTGAGTTCATCGTGGAAGAGTCCGAGCAGAAGGATAAATCCCTGTATATCACGGGAATTTATAGTTCTGCGGACATTGAGAACAACAACAAACGAGTTTACTCAAGAAGTGTTCTTGAAAGAGAGATCAACAAGCTCGAAGAGAAAATCAAGAACCGCTGTCTTTGGGGTGAACTTGGACATCCACCAAATCCCGAAATCAATCCAGACAAGATTGCTATCATTACGGAAAAGCTGGAGTGGAAGGGAAATCACGTCTATGGTCGTTCCAAGGTTCTCGATACTCCTATGGGCAACATCGCCAAGACGCTTATCAAGGAAGGAAGGATGGGTATCTCAAGCCGTGGACTTGGTTCTGTAAACGAGAATGGAATGGTAAACGAGGATTTCTGCCTCATCACTTGGGATATGGTTACAGACCCCTCCAATCATCCTTCTTGGGTCAATGGAATTTATGAGGGACAGGAGTTCGAACTTCCCGGTAGGAAGAAGGAAGAGGTGAAGGAAGAGCCAAAGATGACATTGGAACAAGCTCGAAAAGAGTATTACAAGAAAATTTGGCAGGTATTGACCGACATTGAAAAAAGTATCAAATAGGAGATTATGTGGGAAGAAAGAGAAACTATTTGGTAGAGGACAGATAATGAAAAACATAAATGAAAAAATTGACAAATATCTCAAGGAAGCCAACGTAGAAGATTATGATATATCTGAAGAGACAACGCAATTCCTGTAGAAATGTTGGCTTCTTGTCCGAATTTCAAGAAAGCCTAGTGTAACTCAAAACCCTTGTCCCATCTGTGTTTCCCACCAATCTGTAATAATCCTGTAACATACGATAAATATATTCGAGAGGATAACTATGTCTATCATTGATAAAATTGACGATTTTTTGAGGAAAGACACGACCAAGAAAATAACGGTGAACGAGTCTACCCGTTGGGAACTCAACGAGGAGTATGACCTTGATGACGTTCTCAACAAGATGGTCAATTTTATTGCAACGTTAGACAGGGATGTCTTGAGTGCGGAAGGCCGTGCGATGGCCGATGAAATAATGGCGGCTTGGAATAGTGGAAATTGGGCGCCTGCAAGAAACAAGGCGGTATACAATCATCAGTCCGAGGTTCAACCGATAAATCTGAATCCAAACGCCACGATGGATGTTCCCGATACGGAAAGTGAAGAAGAAATTATGGATGAGCCATTCGTGGCCGTCGATGATTTTGGCAACGAGATCGTAGAGGAAGGAAAATCCTCTAAAAAAAGGAAGTTCAAGAGACTTACAGAGTCTAGGAAAACCAAAAAGTCATAGGAGGATCGAAATAAATGTTTGAAGAAATCACAAAACTTTTGGGTATCGACAAACTCGATGAGTCACAGATTGCCTCCGCCAAGAAGAAGATCGAAGAAATGATTGATGTCAAGGCAAGGGAGAGAGCCGACTCTCTTCTGAAAGAGCAGTCAGAGAGACTGATTGAGGAGTACGAGGCAAAGTTTGAGGAGTACAAGAATGACGTGACATCGAAGTTCTCCAACTTCGTTGACACAGTTCTTGAGGAAGAACTCAAGCTGCCTGAG